CGGCGACCGCTGATGGAAAAGATCAGCGCATTGCTCACGGCTCAGGGACTGCCCTGGTCGTATGCCGACGGCATTGCCAAGCAGATGTTCAAGATCCAGCGCTGCGAGTGGTGCCACCCAAAGCAACTGCTCAAGATCGTGGCGGCGCTATCCTACCGCAATCGGAAGCACGAAGGGGGAAATTGATGTCCATCCGTATCAGCCGGCATTTCGAGGAGAATTGGCGCGCACGAGTCGGCGGGGACCCGGACCCGGCGCGAATCTGCGAGATATTGGCCCGCAGTCTGCGGGTGCAGACGGGCGGAGCGCCCATCGACGGGTCGCCATACACAAAAACATTAAGCATTTACTGGAGTCCGTCGGATGGCGTGTTGATCAAGCTGGATCCCACCACAAGCACGCTGGTGACGGTGCTTTCCGCCGCCATGCAGGAGTGTGCCCCGGCATGAACGAGAAGATCTGGTGCATCGCGCACCGCTGTGCCATATCGCCCGAGGGGTGCGTGACGCGGCAGAAAAACGCCGTCAATGGGCGCCCGGGGGCTGCTGCGATGCGGCACCCAGGGGCGCTCGACTACGCGTGTAAGAACTGTGAACAAGGGCGGCTGGTGGCCGCCGCGATGAGAGAGGAGAAAAAAATGGGAAAGGACAGCGGTGACGCGGGGGCGAAAAAGGCCCCGGCCAAAACGAGAGTGTGCAGCGATCCGCGTTGCGAGCACCTGGGGCGGGCGCAGCCGATTGAGAATTTTGCCCGCAGCAAACAGGCATCGGACGGGATCATGAAGGTTTGCCGGTCGTGCTGGGCGCGGCGCATCGTCGAAGGGCGGAAGCGGAAGAATCGCGGTGAGGCGGTGGATGTTCCGTCCGCCGAGGTACGGGCGACCGGTGGGTCGCCAGTACAGGTGGATGTCACGATGGAAGGCGCAGCGGTGGGTAAATTCGAGGGGCGACGAATACCTGAGGCCGCGGCCCGGACTCGGTACGATTGCCACCCGTCGCTGTTGATCGATTTCACGGGGTATGAGGACCTGCTGGAGAAAATCAGGGGCGTCGCCGCGGACGAGATGCGCTCGCCGGAGATGCAGGTGCTCTACTGGATCCGCCAGCACAACCTGGCGGTATAAGGAGGCGCCATGAAAAAAGAGGAGCGTGACAAGTATTTGAGCGTGCTCAAGAGCGTGATGATGGACCACGTGGGCAGCAACCGTAAGATCGGCATGGGCGAGCTGTACGAGCAGATCTTCGGCCGCCCCTGGCGCCACCGCATCAACGACACGCGGGATGTGCGCCACCTGATCGAGGATTTGCAGCGCGAGGAGGGGCGGCGCATCTGCTCGGACGCCGGCGGGTACTGGCTGGCGGCCAGCGGCAGCGAGCTTGAGGCCTACCTGGATCGCCAGCGGCGCCGGGCGCTGAAGATTCTGGCCAAGGAGGCACGGATCCGGCGCATGGAGCTGCCGGCGCTATTGGGGCAGTTGGCGCTTGATTTCGGCGGGGGTGCGTCATGACGGCGGCGGCGCAAGGGCAGCCACTGGGGGATGCCCCAACACGGGGAGCTACCCAGACAAAGGTATTGGCCACGGTGGACAACGTGCTGGCGGATATCGCCCACGCCAAAACGGTGCTCGAGATGCGCGAGGCGGTGCTGGCCAACGAGATCGATCGGGCCAAGGAGAAATACCGCGAGCCCATCGAGGCGGCAAAGACCGAACTGAGCCTACTGGAAAAGGAGTTGCGTGGCCTGTGCCGGAGCAATGACGCGGAAATCTTCGGCGGCGATGACCGGGTGGACCTTCCCTCCGGCAGCCTGTTGAAGAACGCCGGGCGCCGGGTGGTGCGCGCCCGCGGGGTGCTGGCGCAGATCCTGGCCAAGGGGTGGCGACATCTGGTCAAAATCCCGAAGCCGGTGGTGGACTGGGATGCGGTGGAGAAGCTGCCTGACGCGGACGTGGCCGCTCTAGGCACGGAGCGGAAGCCTTTTGTCGAGTATAACTACGAGATCCGGTGAAGGGAGGATGCGATGGAAACAACGTTGAAGCCGTGTCCGTTTTGCGGCAGCGAGGACGTTAGTACGGAATGGATGAATGACTACTGTTACGTGGCTTGCGACCGCTGCATGACGACCGGGCCGGCCGCCAAAGTGGATGGGATGAAAGACGCCGCCGCGATAGATGGCACGCGGAGGCTGGCGGAGACGGCATGGAATTGGCGGCCTCAAAAAGCATAGGAGAACCGCGAAATCCCGCCGCGAGGCGGGATCGTCCGGGCGCGGCGGCCCGGGCCTGACGAGCAGCCGTGTTTGAAAGCGGTGGCCTGACTGGAGGGACGAATAGATGGGATCCTTATCGTTTGACAGGCGCGAAATCTTCAAAATGGCCGAAGAAAAATGGGGCGTTTTGGGCCAGGTCGACATGGCGGCGGAAGAGTGCGCCGAATTGATCGTAGCTATCCACCACGCCAAGCGCCGGGGCGACTGGCACGCGGTGATGGAGGAGGTCGCCGACGTGGAAATCATGATGGAACAGATGCGCCAGATATTGGATTCGGACGTAATAGACCGGATCCGGTCAGAGAAGTTGAAACGGCTTCACGAAATGGTGACCCGATGAAGCTGGTCTGCCCGGCGTGCGGCGCGGTGGCCTCGGCCGAGGCGTGGGCCGCGGATGCGCACATGCGCCAGACGCTTGCCATCCTGGCGGCCATCCCGGCGCCGGTGGCCGAGCGAGCCCTGTACTATATCGCGCTGTTTCGACCCAGGGGCGGCCGCGGCCTGAGCTGGGCCCGGGCCGAGAAGCTGGCCGGCGAGCTGCGCGACCTGGTGTGCGCCGGCCACGTGCAGTGGGAGCGCGAGGCGGCCCGCCCCTGCCCGCCGCGGATCTGGGCCGAGGCCATCGATACCGTGCGCCATCGGCCGGCGCTGCGCCTGCCGCTGGAAAACCACAACTACCTGCGGCGGGTCGCCTACGACTTGGCGGACCGGCAGGACCGGGCCGCCGAGACGGCCCGCAACGCGGCCGAACGCGACGGATCGGCGCGGCGGTCCGATCGGTCCGATACGTCCGATCGGCCCGATACCGCAGCCTCTGTACTGACTCCCGAGCAGATCCGGGAGATGGTGGCCGGAATCAAATCCAAGATCGGAAGGAGGGGGCCATGACCGACCGCACCGACATGTTGCGCGAGGTGCTGACGGCGGCCGGGATCCCGGTGAAGGGCAGCTATCGCCGGGACGAGGTGTGCCGCATCCTGGGGATTTCCGAGCGGACCTTCTGGCGTCTGTGCAACCGCACGGGCCCCGGCGACACGCCGCCGCTGCGCAGCATCAAGCCCCGGGGCCACCGCCGGGTGACGTATCCGGCCCTGGCGGAGTTCTTGGCGAAGAGCGATGGGTGAGGGCCGTTAAAACTTCTTGACAACCGCCGCCGGGATGGGGTACGGGAAAAATGTCGCGGCAAAATCCGCGGCCCGGTTTGACAGCCGGAACCGTCCAGAGGCGCATGAAGCGCCCTCCCATCACGACACGGCGCCTTTTTTATTGGCCGTGTCCGCCGATCGGCGGGCCATGCGCGGGGGCCGAAAGGCCCGCCGGTGTCCTCTGGGGCCGGTCTGTCAACCGCGTGTGGCCCGCCTTTTTCGTTTGACAGCGATCGGCGGCGCCTTTCCAACCATCTTTCTACTCAGAGGAGGGCATCACAATGAAAGACCTGATCAAGTTCGAGTTCGAAGGCAAGAGCCTCCGGGCGGGCGTGGACGCAAGCGGCGAGCCATTCTGGATCGGCAAGGACGTCTGCGATCATCTGGGCTACAAGAACCACAATAAGACCCTCGGCAAGCTGGACGACGACGAAAGGGGGTGGGTAACGATTTGTTACCCACCTTCCGGACCACGACCAACCGTCACCATCAACGAGGCCGGCCTTTACACCCTAATCCTTCGCAGCAACAAGCCGGAGGCCAAGAAGTTCCGCCGCTGGATCACCCACGAGGTGTTGCCGCAACTCCGGCGCACCGGCAGCTACGGGCTGCCGCAAGCCGCCCCCGAGATGGTCGAGGTGACGGACACGATTCTCCGCTGGCGGCGGCGCTGCATCGACATGGACATGCGGGCCGCGGTGGCCCGCACCCGGCTCACCTGGCCGCAGTATGAGCGCCTCTACATACTGCGCAGGATGGGACTCACCCAGGCCGAGGCCGGCAAACTCTACGACGTTAGCCGGGATACCATCGCCCGCCTGGAGCGCACCTGCCGGCGGCTCTACGAGACCACCTATCATCTGCCCGGGCACCCGGCGCCAAAGTTCGGCGTGGAGTCGCCGCCGCGCCGCAGGCCGGCCCAGCGCCAGCTCTCCCTGCTGGAAGGAGGCGCGCGATGAAAAAATCACATATTGACCTGGGCCTGTTTCCCGGCCGGCGGTATGATGCGGTCATCAGGACGGCCAACGCCGACGAGCATGACAGCCACCTGGCCACCGATGGCACTGTCGGCTGCGTGGAGCTGTATCCTGCTGGTGCGGGCTGCTTGCCTGGAGGCGAATTCGACGTCGAAAAATGGGAAGCTGCGATGCACCACGTAATGCTGTCGTTCCACCTCAGCCCGCGGGGATACCGCGAGGCGGTGGTGGTTCTCGCGCACCAAGCCGCACCGGTGGATATCATAGAGCCGGGAGACATCGGCGGGTACCACGAGCTTGAGCGCATCGCGCCCCTGGGAGGTGCCCTATGAGCCGACCGCCAATCGCCAATCGCCAATCCAAAATCACAAATCCCCTTGCCGACGGCGATCCCACCCCGGAGAAGGCCGCGGCCGAACGTCTGCTGGCCGTGGAGGTGCGCCTGCACTGCGCCGAGAAGACCCTGGCCAAGGTGGTGGAGACGGTGGAACGGATGCTCGCCGCCCCGTCCCCGGCCTATCGCGGCCGGCCGGAGCTGACCGTGGTGAAATAGGCGCCGCATCCTATACAAAACCCTGCCAAACGGACGCGACTTATCGCGTCCGTTTTTTTATTCTGTAATCCCGACGATGAATGCATGGAGCATCATGGCCATCGACCGCGAACAGCTCAAATCCCTCATCGACGCCACCCTGAGCCGCATGGACCTGCACAGTCCGGCGGCGCTCAATCTGCTGATGGGCACGGCGGCCCAGGAATCCCATCTGGGTACATATATCCGCCAGATCGGCGGCGGTCCGGCGCGCGGGATTTTCCAGATGGAACCGGCCACCGAGGAGGACATCTGGCGCAACTACCTGCGCGGCCGGATGCACCTCTCCGACCGGGTGTGGGTGGTTTCCGGCTGCGACGGGCCGAATCCCTACCAACTGGAGGGCAACCTGCTCTACCAGATTGCCATCGCGCGGATCCACTATCTGCGCGTGCCGAAGCCTCTGCCGGCGGCCGGTGACGTGGCCGCAATGGCGGCCTACTGGAAAAAATATTGGAACACACACCTGGGCGACGGCACCGTGGAAGAGTTTGCCGCCAATTATCGCAAGTACGTCGAGGGATAGCGTCATGGGAAACATGATCATCGGTAAGCTTCTGCGGTTCATCGGCCGCAGGCTGGACGGCTACAAGACCACTGTGGGCGGGATCGGCATGATCCTCTCCGGCCTGGCCGGGCTGCTGGGGTACATGTTTCCGGAAACGGCCAACCTGCCGCAAATGGAAATCAACGATATTTTAAGCCTGATCACCGGCGGACTCGCCGTCATCGGCATCGGCGGCAAGATCGAGAAGACCAAGAATGTACTCGCCACTAAAAGAGGAAATCCAGGCGAAGCGCCCCAAGATCGCCATTAGCAAGACGTTTCACTGGGATTGGGACATCGCCCTGGCGCGCCTGTGGCGGCGATTAAAGACGTACGGGCGGCCGATCGGCCGCCTCAAAAGGAGACCAAAATGAAGACCCTGTTGGCGATTCTGCAAATTTTTCCGGCCCTGCTGGGCGTGATTACGGCTGTGGAGCAGGCGTTTCCGCAGTCGGGCGTCGGATCGCAAAAGCTGGATATGGTCAAGCAGATCATGCTGGAGGCCTATGACGGCATCCAGGAGATCATGCCGGCGATTGAAAAAATCGTCGGCGTGGTGGTCGCCTTCGCCAATTCCATCGGTGCATTCCGCAAGGATGGCTGATGGCTGACGAGGCGGACCTGGGCAACGAGAGCGCCGAGATGCACCTACGTCTGGCGCTGGGCCGATGCCTTGACGACATCGAGGATTACGGTGGCAGCGAGGTGTGCATCGAGTGTGGCGAGGAGATTCCGGCGGCACGGCGCGTCGCGGTGCCAGGGTGCAAACGGTGTCTGCGATGTCAGGTCGATTTCGAGCGCCGCAACCGCTGCAATATCAACAATTGAGGATATCGCTGATGATCAATTACGCCGCGGCTAAGTTTTGGTTCGATGTAGCGCAGGTGATCATCTGGGCCGCGCTGGCCGTGTATTTGTACTACGACCGGCAAAACAAGGCCACCCGCGGCGCGGTGGACGCCCTAGGCCGGCGGGTGGACGCACGGTTGGACGGCCACGACGCGCGGATCGCGACCATCGAGGCGTCGTGCCAGCACGCGCCCAAGCATGCCGATCTGGCGGCCATTTATGATCGAATCAACGCTATTGGCTCGAAAGTCGACGAGATGAGCGGTGAGCTGCGCGGGTTCCGGCGCGGCATCGACCTAATTCAGCAGCACCTGATGGGGGACGGATGATATGAGTTTTGCCGACCTGATCGCCGCCGATATCCGGCTGGCCGTGCTACAGATACTGGCGCAGGACCCCGGCTACGGCGCCAACGAGATGGTGCTGCGCCAGGCCCTGGCGGCCCTGGGCCACCACGTGAGCCGGGAGCGGCTGCGCACCGACTTGTCCTGGCTCGCAGAGCAGAGCCTGGTGGCCCTGACCGACGTGAGCGGGGTGGTCGTGGCGCGGTTGACGGGCCGCGGCGAGGACGCCGCCGGCGGACGGGCGGTGGTGCCGGGCGTGCGGCGCCCCGGACCGGAGGAGTGCTGATGGCCAAGCGCCAACAGAGCTCGATCGATCGCCTGCCCGACGACGTGCGCGAGCAGCTTCAGGCCCTGCTGCGCGACCCGCGGGTGACCCAGCTGGAGGCCACGGCCCGGATCAACCGGATCCTGGAGGCCGACGGGCACCCGGAGCGGCTGAGCAAGAGCGCCGTCAACCGCTACGCGGTTCGCATGGAGGAGGTCGGCGCCAAGATCCGCGAGGCGCGCGAGGTCTCCCGGATGTGGATCGGCAAGCTGGGCAGCGAGCCGGCGGGAGAAGTGGGCAAGCTGCTCAACGAGATGGTGCGCGCCCTGGCCTTCGACCTGACGTCGAGCCTCTATGAGGGGGCGGAACCGATCGACCCCAAGGTGCTCAAGAACCTGGCCATCTCCGTGCACCGGCTGGAGCAGGCGGCGGAGCGCAACGTGCGGTTGGAGAGGGAGATCCGCAAACAGGCCATCGAGGACGTCACCCGGACGGTGGAGGACGCGGAGAAGGCCGGCGGCCCGGTGACGGCCGAGCGGCTGCGGGCCGTGCTCAAGGAGGCATACGGTGTCTGAGCCGATCCTCTACGCCTACCAGCGCCGCTGGGTGGAGGACGCCTCCCGGTTCAAGATCGGGATGATGGCCCGCCAGGTCGGCAAGACCTTCACCACCACGCTGGAACTGGTGCTCGACTGCCTCCAGGCCGAGGTGGCCGGGGGCCGCAAGCGCTGGGTGATCCTGTCCCGCGGCGAGCGCCAGGCCCGCGAGGCGATGAACGAAGGAGTGAAACGGCATTTGTCCGCCCTTAAGGCCGCCTTCACCGACGACGAGACCTGGCTGGAGGGCATGAGCGCCAAGGCCCTGGAGGTGGCGCTGCCCCGCGGCTCGCGCATCACGGCCCTGCCCGCCAATCCGGACACGGCGCGCGGGTTTTCCGCCGGCGTCTTCCTGGACGAGTTCGCCTTTCACCAGGACTCGCACGCCATCTGGCGGGCGCTGTTCCCGGTGATTTCCGCCGGCCACGCCATCCGGGTGGTCAGCACGCCCAACGGCAAGGGCAACAAGTTCTATGAGCTGATGACCGACCCGTCGCTGCTTTCCATCTGGAGCCGCCACGTGGTGGACATCTACCGGGCCATCGCCGACGGGCTCCCGCGGGACGCCGAGGAGCTGCGCCGGGGGATCAACGACGCCGACGGCTGGGCCCAGGAGTTCGAGCTGAAATGGCTGGACGAGGCCTCGGCCTGGCTCTCTTACGATTTGATCCACGCCTGCGAGCACGCGGACGCCGGCCGACCGGAGCTGTACGCCGGGGGGCCGTGCTTCGTGGGGGTGGACATCGGGGCGCGCAACGATCTGTTCGTGATCTGGGTGGCCGAGGCCGTAGGCGATGTGCTGTGGACGCGCGAGATCATCGCCGCCAAGCGCATTTCTTTCGCCGAGCAGGACGACCTGCTCGATGACGTTTTCGCCCGCTACCGGGTGGCCCGCTGCTGCATGGACCAGACCGGCATGGGCGAAAAACCGGTGGAGGACGCGCAGGCGCGCCACGGTGCCCACCGGGTGGAGGGGGTACTCTTCACCGGCCCCAACAAACTGACGCTGGCCACCGCCGGCAAGCAGCGCTTCGAGGACCGGCGCATCCGCATCCCGATGGGCGACGGCGATCTAAGGGCCGATCTGCACAAGCTGAAAAAGGTGACCGGCCCCACGGGCGCCCCGCGCTTCGTGGCCGAATCGGACGCCGCCGGCCACGCGGACCGCGCCTGGGCGTGCTTTCTGGCGGTGAACGCGGCGAGCAATCCGGCCGGCAGAATCGAATTCGAGTCCACCGGCCGGCGCCGGGACTACACCCGCCTGGCCCGCTACGCGGCGTGACCGCCTCAGCGGCCGCGTATGGCGCGATCGACCCCGGCGGGTACAGCCAGCCGGGCCCGAAACTAGTTAAACGATCCTGGATGAATTTAAACGCGGTTTAGAGGATTTTGGCGTCATGGCCGACCACACGAAA